GCAACAAGAGAAAGAGAGCTACAGGAGGTAGATGCTAGACTAGTCAGTTTAAATGAGCAACAAGCTCTGCTTCAAAGTCAAATTGATGGCAAGACAACACAACAAAACAACACACAAAGTGCTGGACAACAAGTCGCACAAAGCGGTGATGCTAGTGTCACAAATCCAGCACAGCCCACACAGACTTTTACCAGTCCAGATGCTGCCACCACCACTGCCACACAACCTGACCCAGTGGTAGCTGTATCCAACAGCAACACACCTGCTATTGGCACTAGTCCTAGTCCTAGCCCGGACGCCACTGCCGCTACAACACAAACCAATGCTGAAGAAGCAGTGGGTCAACAAAAAGTACAACCTGAATCTTTTACAGACGCCAACCGGCAAGGAACCGACCGCTCTACCAAACAGAGTTATGTATTTTATGCCACAGAAATAACCAGCGAGTTCCGTCAAGGACGATTTGAGCAAACGTTAGAGGGGTGTCTTTACATATTCCCAAGACCAAAGACCTCACAAGTTGCAGACCCTCCAGTTAGAGCCGCTGACCTTGGTAGCCAAAGTTTTGGATTGAATCCCAATAACAATACACCTCGGGTCAATCCAACCAAGAAAAAAGTAGCCTCAGCACAGGATGTAAGAAAAGCCACTATAGCCAGTCAGACATTTCCTCTTAAAGGTGTAGGGGCTTCGCCCACAAACACACGGGTCACTGCACCAGACAATACCCCAGATTCTAGATTTTTTGGTTTTTAACAGATTTAGTGCATAAAGGATAACATGGCAGATAACGTTTACACCACACATGGCAGACCCAAGGGATATAAATTTGACCGCGGCGGCGTGCCAGCGGAGATGGGGCCGTATGTTGGCGAAGTAATGAACAATGTTGACAGCATTCGTTCAGGCCGCTTACAGGTTTACATCGAACAGTTTTCTGGAGGCGACAAAACCAACAGCAAACTCTGGCGTACAGTGCGATACTTGCCGCCATTCTATGGAATAACACAAAAACCCAACGGCGGCGCTGCCGGTGATGGTACCTACACCAGCAATCAACACACCTATGGGATGTGGTTCACACCACCAGATATTGGGGTAAGAGTGATGTGCTTTTTTGTAGCAGGTGATCCGTCGCAAGGATATTATCTTGGATGTATCCCTGAACCAGGCGTGAGTCATATGATTCCGGCCATAGGGTCTGCACCCAAGGGCCAATATATTCCTGGCAACAAAACACAGGCCAAATACACTGAAACTTCGCCACAGCAGCCAGTGACAGAAATCAACGCCAAGAGTAATTCAATCATCAGCAATCCTAGATTCTTTGATTCACCAAAGCCTGTTCATGCTGTGATAGCCGGCACATTTTTTCAACAAGGACTTGACAAAGATACCGAACGTGGCCCAACTAACAGCAGCTCACAGCGTGAAAGTCCCAGCGCAGTATACGGAATTTCAACACCGGGTCGACCAGTATATCAAAGCGGAGTTGGCCCAAATCAAATTCGCAAAGCCTTGATGGAAAATAAACTCAGTCCAGCAGATGTAACTGTGATTGCACGTCAAGGTGGACATACTCTTGTCATGGACGACGGCGACTTGGAAAATCAAAATGCCATGATTCGCCTGCGCACCAGCAAAGGTCACCAGATCACAATGAGCGACGACGGCAACTTCTTTTACATTGTGCATGCCAATGGCTTGACATGGATTGAGCTGGGTGTAGAAGGCACTGTAGACATGTTCAGCACCAACTCTGTAAACATTAGAACACAAGGTACCATTAACCTACACGCTGACAAAGACATCAACATGTTTGCCGGAGAAAAGATCAATATCAAAGCAAAAGTCAATGTTGGGCTGGAAAGTGATCAAACCATTACCACGTTCAGTCAAGGCAAAACTACCTTGTACAGCAAAGCTCAATTGGGCATACGAGCCGATGGCTCGCTGGCACTCAAAGGTGCAGGTGGAAGTTTTGATGGTGGTGGCGCACTGAAACTCAAAGGTGGCCGCATTGATCTCAATGGTGGCGGTGCAGATGATGTGGCACCAGTCAAAGTCATGACAAAGTACATCATGGACGACACAAAGTTTGATGCGTCAACTGGGTGGCAAGTGGAAACCAATAAATTACAAAGTGTTGTGACACGAGCCCCGTCGCACGAACCTTGGCCTTATCATAACAAAGGGGTGGCTGTGGCAGTGACCATTGGCGAGGGCGAGAGTCCTCCCCCGGCTGCTGTGCCAGTGGCCAAGGACGTTACTATTACAAAGAATTAATCATGGCCAACACAGCTGATAACAAATTGGTTTACACCGGAGACGACCCCATTGTCTGGAATCGGGTCAATAAGCTACGATTAGAACAAGGATTACCAGGACTAGCTGATATAGGCCTCCCAAGACCTGCAAATGATAGTAAATCCTACAGTCCTTATTCGCAGTACACTCCTACGACCAGTGCAGCCACGGGATCAGGATCTAAGTTTACTTTTAATTTTGGTGGAGAAAATTTTACAGTGAATGCACCTGTTGGCACCACCGAGGCACAAGCACGGGCAATTTTTGATCAGCAGGCCAGTACCGGAAGCCTTACTGGTTTAAAATCCGGACAGACGTTGGACGCTGCCAAACAATTTGCCGGAGGGTTGCTCGCAGCAGCCAGCCAACTCAATGTTTCGCAATTGGCCAGTGGCCTAAGTGGATTAACCAGTGGGATAGGCGGTGGCATAAGCAGTGCGTTAGGCGCTGTGACACGGCTCACCGGAGGCACAACTGGAGGAATAACCAGTGCTGCTCTAGGAGCTGCGTCAAGACTCACTGGTGTGCCCATCAAGAATCCCATGAATGTTGCTGACTTTGTCAAAGTTGGAGTTGGATCTGTTAAAGAAATTGGTGCACTAAGCAGCACACAAGTACAAGGTCTTTTGGGACAGGCAGCTGCCAGCACCAAACAATTAGTTTCAGATTATAGCCTAGACAAAGGCATAGGGCAGTTTGGCATCAACCCGGCACAGTTGGAACAAACAGGATATTTGAAACCCGGAACCTTGGCACAGTACACCAAGAATGCTCAGGTTACACAGGCCGACATTGACGAAGCTCAAAGAGTCAATGCATCAGGTGGCAGCACAACACCAGAACTTATTGCTTCAAATCGCAAAATCAAAGATGTGTTGAATGTCAGCGGTGTTTGGACTGGCAAAGGCGGTGTTAGTAATTTGACTTCGCTAGTAGGCGATGCCACTAAACAACTGTCAGTGCAGTCCAACATAATGGAAACCGGATATAAATCGTTGGAGAAAGCTGGAGTTATTACCGCTGGCACTGCCAAAGATGCCATAGGTGGCTTGGTACAATCAGCTGGAAAGGTTGGAGCTGCATTGACTGCTGCCTGGAGCAAAGGCACAGCACCAGCTGGCGCAGTTGATGCAATCAACAATTTGGCCAAGCAGGGACTTACTGCAGTGAATTTTACAGATTTTAAATTGCCCGCTGGCGCATCAGGTGAACAAATAGCCACTGGTGTAACAAACACTGTGAACCGCAAAGTATTGAATCAATCAGTGGTGGCATTTATTGGCGATGCCAAGGTACCCTCAATAGATTATGGACAACCAGTCGCTGCAGCGGCGCCAACAGCAACTCCGTCTGTGGTCAGCACCGGAGTCCTTGATGAACCGTCGGCATCTGATCGAGCTGAATTTAAACGACTCACAGAAGAAAAAGCAACATTGGGCAGACAGGTTGACTTTGACGATCAAGAGTACAATCGCCTACGAAGCATATATGGGCGCGATGATCTACAGGTCATTGCTGCTAGAGACAAGTGGGAAGCAGATTTAAATAAGTATAGAGCAGTGATTAACACGTTGAACGCATTGGTGGATAAGTATCCTGCTTTACTCTATTACTAAAAAATATGACAACATTTATTGGCTACAACACCATCAATCAATTCAAAAAGTTTACCTTGGTAGATCAGGATCTCATCAAGCGTGATCTTCTCAACGCCTTTAACATACGTCAGGGCGAGCTGGTGGGCAGGCCTGATTACGGTACTGCACTTTGGGATTTTTTGTTTGAACCACAGACCATTGAAACTGAAATAGCTATTAGAAACGAAGTACAACGTGTGGCCGGCGGCGACCCCAGGCTCACAATAGCCAACATCTACACCTATCCACAGGAAAACGGTATTTTAATTGAACTGCAAATTCAAATAGTACCCAGCTCCAACGCTGAAATTCTAGCTATATTCTTTGATCAAGAAATCCGTCAAGCCAGTTACATATAACTGCGTGGTTTTCTGGGCCATAAATACAAAATAATATATTACTATGGCTAAAACTACCAGACAAACCGTTATTTTTGGAGTCGAAGACTGGAAACAGATCTATCAGACCTATCGTGAAGCTGATTTTCAAAGCTACGATTTTGAGACTCTACGCAAGAGTTTTGTAGACTATTTGCGTTTATACTATCCGGAAACTTTTAATGATTACATTGAAAGTTCAGAATTCATTGCACTGCTAGATGTCATTGCTTTCATGGGGCAATCGTTGGCTTTTAGAGCTGACTTAAATGCCCGTGAAAACTACCTGGACACAGCCGAGCGTCGCGATTCTGTCAATCGCCTGGCCAACTTGGTCAGTTACACTGCCAAACGCAACACCGCAGCGCAAGGCTTGATCAAAGTCACAGCGGTGTCTACCACAGAAAATATCACAGATTACAACGGGGTAAATCTGGCCAACATCACTGTGAACTGGAATGACCCCACAAACACCGACTGGTTTGAGCAGTTTACTTCCATCATCAACGCTGCATTGATCAACAGTCAACGCTATGGCAATCCAGGAAACAATCAAACAATCATCAATGTCAAAACAGAAGAATACACCTTGAATCTAGTGCAAGGATACTTGCCTGTGATTCCTTACACTGCCACAGTGGATGGTGTCAACATGCCATTTGAAGCTGTCAATGCCACATCAACTGGTCAAACATATTTGTATGAGCCTGCTCCTCTGCCCAATGGCGCATTTAATATCTTGTATCGTAATGATCAACTGGGATTTGGTTCCAACAACACTGGGTTTTTCTTTTTGTTCAAGCAAGGTTCGTTGCAGTCTGCAGATTTTAATCTAGCAGAAAAAGTCAGCAATCGTGTGGTTGCCATCAACATTGACGGTATCAACAACGAAGACCGTTGGTTGTTTCAACTTGATGACATTGGTACAGTTCAGTCTGAATGGTTGTACACTGAATCAGTTTACACTGCTGCTGCTGAACAGAGCACAACTGGCCTGCGTAAAATTTATTCAACACAAAGTCGCGCTAATGATCAAATTTCTTTGACATTTGGTGATGGTGTGTTCTCTGCTATTCCAGTGGGCCTGTTCCGTGCGTATGTTAGATCATCAAACGGACTTGAATACATCATCAATCCTGAAGAGATGCAGAGCATTGTTCTACCAATCAGCTATGTGAGCCGCACTGGTAGAATTGAAACACTGACATTTACTGTAAATCTACAAACACCAGTGAGCAATGCGCAGACACGAGAATCCATTGATGAGATCAAGCAACGTGCACCTGCTCGTTACTACACACAGAATCGTATGGTCAACGGTGAAGACTACAATCTGTTTCCGTTTACCTTGTACAACTCAATTATCAAATCCAAGGCCTTGGCTCGCAGTGCAATTGGCACTTCAAGATATCTTGAATTAGTTGATACCACCAACAAGTATGCCAGTACCAATGTGTTTGGCAGCGACGGCGGCCTTTATAAAGACAACGCATTGCCAACATTTCAATTTTCCTGGTTCACAACCAATGATATTGCTGATGCAGTCACAAACAAAGTGCAACCATTGCTGACACAACCTGGTATACTACAATTTTACTATGCCAACTTCACAAGACCCAATTTAGCAGTATTGAATATTGAGTGGAGTCAAAGTACAGCATTGACAAATTTATGTACTGGATATTTTAGAAGCTTGTTATCACCATTTTTTCCTTATCCAGTTGGATCTTTTTCCAGCAGCAATACACAATATATTGTACCAAACTCTCTAGTAAAATTTGTTCCACCCGACGGCTATTATTTTGATCAATACAATCATTTAGTTGCAGGTATACCCACTGCCGACACTGACAAAAGTTTTATCTGGGCCACAGTAACCAGTGTTGTATTGGATGGTACTAACCAAGGTCAAGGTAATCTTGACAATGGCACTGGCCCTATTGCTCTCAACAATTATGTGCCAACTGGCGCTATTGCCACACAAGTTATACCGTTGTTCTTGACTGACTTACCTTCAACTATTGTTCAAAACGTTATTGAATTGATACGCTTGTATCGTAATTTTGGACTTGGCTACAATAATCTAACTTCAACCTGGTACATAGTTACTCAAACAAATCTTGACACCACCGGTGAATTTAGTTTAATCAATCAGCAGAGTAATGCAGGCGTTTACAACGATTCAAGCTGGTTAATTGATTTTGTCACTGATGGTACACAATATTCTGTCACAGCACGTGAGTTGACATATTACTTTGCATCAGTTCTACAAACACGTTTCTTCTTTGAGTCAGGTGCCAGCATTTATGATTCTCGCACAGGTACAGTGATTAAAGATTTTATTCGTGTGCTAAAAACCAACAGTCAGCCTGCCAGTAATTCACCATTGACTGGTGACACTACTATGCAAATTATTGGACAGCCAGAACAAAGCGATGGGTACGTTGATGATTTCCAAGTCATCGTGAGTTTCCAAGATTCAGATGCTGACGGTGCCGCAGATAACCCAGACTTTTTTGCAGAAATAGTCGGCTCAGATCCTACTGCAGGACAAAGCGGATCGTTGGTATTCTTAGAAGCCACAGTGGATTTTGATAATTTACAGCGTTATTTGTTAACTGAAAAAGGATATGTAAATTATCAGTATGGCACGTTGTCTGAGATTACATCTAACATAACTCAGTACCTTGACGGACAGGTTTTTTATGCCTACGATGATCAAATATTTTATGTACTAAACATTACACTTGATGGTACTCGAGAGCTGACAGAATCCACTGAGTTTCTGGCAAAAATAGGTCGCCAAGATCTGTACTACCAATACCGACATAACAGTTTGTTGACCAATCGTATTGACCCGTCAATTACAAATATCATTGATGTGTATGTGGTCACACAGAGTTACTATACTGCCTATCAAAATTGGATTAAAGATTCAACCGGCACTGTGATTGAACCTACGGTGCCCACTATTGATGAACTCACAACTGAATTCCAAAAGTTGCAAGATTACAAAATGATTTCAGATAATTTAATTTTGAATTCTGTGGTATTCAAACCTTTGTTTGGAGCCAAAGCCACAGCTCAACTACGTGCTACTATCAAAGTAATCAGAGCATCCAATAGTACTGCCAGTGTCAGTGAAATTAAAAATCTTGTTGTGGCCAGTCTCAACACTTATTTTACTATTGATAAATGGGACTTTGGTGATACATTCTATTTCTCTGAACTCGCAGCTTATATCCATTCACAAATTGGAACTATTGTAAGTTCGGTAGTACTGGTTCCAGTAAACCCACAAAAGAGTTTTGGTGACTTGTATGAAATTAGATCAGCACCAAATGAGATCTTTGTCAATGCTGCCACTGTGGCAAACATCGAAGTTATTGATGCATTGACAAGTACCAATATTAGAACGGCACCTGGCAGCGGAGTGATTTAATGGCACGAGTACGCACAGTAGAATTTTTACCTGAGATTTTTCAAACCTCAACCAATAGACAATTTTTAGCCAGTACGCTTGATCAACTGGTGCAAGAACCTTCGTTTAAGAAAACACAAGGTTATATTGGACGTAAAATTGGTCCTGGTATCAACCCCACAGATGCTGATTATGTTATTGAACCCACTGCTGAGCGTGTTAATTATCAATTAGAACCAGCAGTTGTTTTTAAGTTACCTGACACAGACACAGTATATGATGCTATCACATATCCTGGTATCACTGATGCGTTGAAGTTGCAAGGGGCTGATGTCACTCGCAGCGATCGTTTGTATGGTAGCCAATACTATGCCTGGGATCCATTTGTTGACTATGACAAGTTAGTTAACTTTTCTGAATACTACTGGTTGCCATCTGGTCCACTGAGCGTTAATGTTACTGGTGGTATTATTCCAGTAAAAAATACCATTGAAGTAACTCGCAACACAGGATTTTACAGCTTCAGTGAAATTGAGGGACAGAACCCTGTTATAACATTGGTTCGTGGCGGATCATATGACTTTGCTGTGGCACAGAATAAAAAGAACACAGTCAACTATCGTGTCACAAACCAAGGCAACAAAGCCTATATTATAAATTATCAACCAAATCCAGCACTGACTCTGGTGCGCGGTAATACCTACATCTTTACTTTGAGTATTGATGGTGATTACCCATTCTGGATCAAAACAATTGCCAGTACCGGTGTAATTAACCCTTACAACACTGGCGTCAGCAATAATGGTGCATACGATGGGACGGTTACTTTTACAGTTCCACAGAATGCACCTAACACGTTGTATTACAGCAGTCAGACCAGCAGTCAGATGCAGGGCACATTTAATATCATTAGTGGAGAGCCAGGTACTGGACCAGGATTTTATATACAAGCGCAACCAGGAATTGATGGCAGTATGCCTACCACTCCCAACATTTCCAGCAGAGATGTGCTGGGAGTTGTTAACAATGGTGAAGACCTTGGCACAGTAACATTTAATGTTCCATCAAAAACTGCGCAGAACTTCTATTACAATTTAACATTAATTGATTCAGTTGACTTGTTGAGTCAAATTAAATTCAACGAAATCAACAATATCTATGTTGATGATTTTCTTGCCGCGTACCCTGCAGGTATTGACGGAGTAACTGATCTTGAAGAACGTACATTGGTGTTTGATGTTCCTTCGCTGGAAGGCACCGGTGTAGATGTTGATACCGCAATTGCTGGCGGCTGGTTGCGTACTACTTTTTATAGTCCTGACTACACAGCTGATCCCACTCCCGGGTACAACGAAGAACCGTATGATCTGACCACAAGTATTGTTAGCCTAAACGAACGTTACAGCGTTTGGCAGATACAGTATAATACTGACGATGATGGACGGCAGTACATGACGTTGTCTGTTAAACAAGAAGTCAATGAGTTTGAAAAATTTAGAATCGTATTTGGCACTCAATGGTCAAGTACTCAATGGTATCGCAGTGACGACAGTTACTTTGAAAAAATCCCACTGTTAACTGCAGTGCTTGACACAGTTTACTACCAAGATAGCCTGGATCCAACACTGGTTGGTGAAATTAGATTGATTGACCCAACACTTGAGACAACTCTCAACATTGAAGATATCATAGGTAAAAAACAATACACCAGTCCCAATGGAGTACAATTTACCAATGGATTAATAGTACAATTCCGCGGCAACGTAACGCCAGAATCCTATGCCAACAATGAATACTTTGTTGAAGGGGTTGGTGAAGCCATTGTGTTGATACTGGTTACAGAAATGGTTACTCCAGAAAAATATACTGAAAGTGTATCAGTAAGTTTTGATGTTTTGCCCTACGACATTGGCAACTATGATGTCAGTAACAATCAACCTGCACAACAAGATTATATTACAATTAATCGTGCCAGCCCGGATAGAAATGCTTGGTCACGCAGTAACCGTTGGTTTCATAGACAAGTGCTTGAAGAATCAGCCTCGTATAATAACACCACACCATTGTTGGACCTTGCGGCCAGAGCACGACGCCCTATTCTTGAATTTCAAGCCGGCACGAAACTTTTTAATTCTGGAACAGCTGGTAAAAATGCAGTAAACATTATTGATTTTACCACACTAGACGCATTTAGTGATGTCAACGGGGTTCTTAACACTTATATTATTGATGGGTACACATTAGTCAATGGATCGCGAGTTATTTTTGCTGCAGACACTGACCCGGCTGTACGCAATAAAATTTATACAGTTAATCTGATATCCCCAGACACAGTACTTCCGTTGATCGCTGAACCTATCATTAATCTCACAGTAGCCAGCGATGGTGATATTGCCTATGATAATCAGACTGTGTGCTCTGATGGTGCCACACTGCAAGGCAAAAGTTTTTGGTTTGATGGTACAGTCTGGCAAGACGCTCAGGAAAAGGTCAGCGTAAATCAGCCGCCACTATTTGATGTATTTGTCAATGGACATAGCCTTGGAGACACAGCTTTTTTTGGTAGCAGTACATTCCGAGGTAGTAAGTTATTTTCTTACGCAGTTGATTCTGCTGGTGTTGTTGATCCTATCTTGGGTTTCCCAATAAAATACCTAACAATTAACAACGTTGGTGACATTGTATTTGATAACAATTTTTACACCGACACTTTTGTTTATGTAGAAAATCGCGTGAGTGTAACCGACTTGGTCAGCCAAGGATTTGTTCATCGTTATATTGATAGAGTCAACTATAACAGAAAAATTGGATGGGCAACTGCACCTTATCAAAATGCTACCTACCAACAATTTCAATTTACTTACACGGGACAACCTTTGTTGTTGGATGTTCAAGTGCGCAATCAAATCACTGATCCATATGTTGCTCAAACTTATCCGGTACTGAAATTATATATAGGGTCTAAGTTTCAAGATCCAGGTGCTTACACCTATACACGTACTGATTTTACAACGATAATCAACATTGACTCAACAATAGCCATTGGTGAAACGATCATTGTGTTGGCACTCAGTGATCAAGTCAGTGCTGTGGCATTTTATCAAGTTCCAACAAACCTTGAAAACAATGCATTAAATCAAAATCCAAATACAATTACATTGGGTACTGTGCGTACTCACTACGAAACTATTTGCGAAAACCTAATCACCATACAAGGCACTATCAACGGATCAAACAACAGCAGAGATCTTGGATACATTGCACCGTATGGATTAAACATCCTGCAACAGAGCTCGCCGCTGACATTAACTGGCTATTTCCTACGTGATCAAAATTATGAATTTTTCTCTGCATTGGAGTTTAACAGCAGAGAATATACAAAATACAAAACACAACTGCTAGATATTGTTGCTGCTAGAGACTGGGGCACACAGACTTCAGCACAAATTCTAACCAATGCAGTGGCTCTTTTAACTGCAGGTCGCACAGAGTCAAGTCCATTCTATTGGTCTGACATGTTACCAGCACGAACAGTTTATACATCAACGACGTATACACATACTCCTATTAGTACCAATACGTTTAGCACTTCAAGAGTTTACGATTTTACTTCCAGCAATTATTATGCAGTGTTGGTGTATGTAAATGGTCGTCTGTTGACTCTAAATTTTGAATATGTTGTTGTCACAGACTCACCAACAATTATAATTACTACATCACTTGCAGTTGGTGATACAATTGTTATTCAGGAGTTTGATACCACAGTAGGTAACTATGTTCCCAATACTCCCACTAAGATGGGATTTTATCCTGCGTATCGTCCACAGATTTATCTAGATACCTCCTATGTTACGCCTACCACTGTGATTCAAGGTCATGATGGTAGTATTACTGTGGCGTTTGATGACATTCGCGATGAAATTTTGTTGGATTTTGAAACACGAATCTATAATAATTTAAAAATTCAAAGTACGATACCTATCAGCACAGTTGATATCATTCCAGGTCAATTCCGTACAACAGAATATAGTCTAAGTGAAGTCACAAATATTCTCAGTGCTGATTTTCTGACCTGGGTAGGTGCTAACAAATTAGATTATTCGGCACAACAGTATATTGCAACCAATCCTTGGACTTATAATTATAGCCAAAGTTCAAACAAACTAACTGGGACTCCTTTGCTAGGCGCATGGCGCGGCATTTACGAGTATTTCTATGACACAGACCGTCCCAATGAAGCACCTTGGGAAATGTTGGGATTCACCGAACCGCCCACCTGGTGGGAAGACCGTTATGGTGCAGCACCATACACATCAGGTAACTTAGTGTTATGGGATGATCTAAGCCTAGGACGTGTGGCTGACCCAGCTGGCGCATACATTCTTCCACAGTATGCTAGACCTAAATTAACAGAAGTTTTGCCAGTTGACAGCGAGGGTGCATTGGTACCTCCGTTGGAAAGTGTGGTTGGATTGTATTCTCGTACCACATTCCAACGCAGTTGGAAAATTGGCGACGATGGCCCAGCTGAAAATGCCTGGAGAACTAGTTCAAGTTACCCATTTGCAGTCATGCGGTTGTTCGCGCTGACCAAACCTGCTAAATTCTTTTCATTGTTTGTTGACCGTGATCTATACAAATACGACACTGCACTTGGACAATATCTCTATGATGGACGTTATAGAATTGATGCCAACACCATTGAGCTATATGGCAATGGTGTCAGCAAAGCCAGTTATGTAAACTGGATTGTTGACTACAACACCTATCTAGGCAATATTTCCACAGCCACAGTACTCAAACAAAATCTCAAAGGACTGGGAGTACAGTTAGCGTATCGCATGGCTTCCTTTTCAGATAAACTATACATCAAAGTCTACACTGAAAAGCCCAGCCCCAACAGTTTAAACACCAGTTTGCTGTTGCCTGATGACAGCTATGACTTGTTCTTGTACAAAAATCAACCATCAGATGATATTGTCTATAGTTCATTAATTGTTCAACGTGTGCCTGATGGTTACAATGTATTTGGGTACGGTATATTACGCCCATATTTTGAAATTTTAATCAGCAAACCAACCGGTCCACGAATCACAATTTCTGCCGGCAACACCACAGCCACAGTGCCAGTGACCTATAGCAATGATATCGTGCAAGTACCTTATGGGTATGTGTTCACTAATGAAACTGCAGTGTGTGATTTTATTCTCAGCTACGGTGCATTGATGTCAGCACGTGGTATGATTTTTGATGATGTTGAAAATGGATTAACGTTAAACTGGGCGCAAATGGCCCAAGAATTTTTGTACTGGAGTAACCAGGGCTGGGGCACAGGGAGTATTATCAATCTAAATCCCACTGCACAAACATTGATGGTCACACGGCCAGGACTCATTGTTGATAGCATTGTTGAGCGCGGTGTACAGACTGTGTTACAAGATCAAAATCGTCAACGTTTGGCAGTGCGTGACCTTGTAGTTGATCGTTACGATAATACTTTCAAGGTAACCAGTCAGACTGAACAAACTATCAATTATATTGATCTAAAATTCACCGCCTACGAACACATCATTGTTCTTAAAAATGTCAGTGTGTTTGGTGACTTGATTTACAATCCTATCACAGCAGCTCGACAAGGTCGCTTGTTGCTGGTAGCAGCCACAACCACTGACTGGAACGGACAACTTGATGCACAAGGATTTATTCTCAATCAAAACAATGTTAAAGAATGGGTGCCAAATGCCAAGTACACCAAAGGACAGATTGTTACTTTTAAAAACAACTATTACAGTGCAGCAACTATTGTAGAGCCAAAACAAGAGTTTGACTTCAATGATTGGTTGATCAGTGACTATACTAAAATTCAGAAAGGCCTGTTACCTAATCTAGCCAACAAAGCCAATCAGATTCAACAGAGTTATAACACTATCAGCACTAATCTTGAAAGAGATCAAGACTTGTTGAGTTACGGACTTATTGGATTTAGACCGCGGCAGTACATGACAGCACTGAATCTTGACGATGTCAGTCAGCTCAATGTCTACAAACAATTCTTAGGGTCAAAGGGTACAAAATTTGCTATAGATTTATTTGGTGATGCAAACTTTGGTAAAGAAGCAGCGCAATACACCGTCTATGAGAATTGGGCAATATTAAAAGGAGTGTATGGTGCGCAGGCCAATCGTAGTTTCTTTGATATTAGGCTCAATCAAGCCCTGCTGACATCTAATCCCAGCACTGTACAAATCATACAACCTTTTGAGTTTTCACGAGCAGATCAAACTGTCTTTTTAAATGACTTATGGAGAGAAAGTTATAAGATCACTAGCACTGATATTTTACCAACTACAGTTACTCCAGTAACTGATATTAATTTACCCAGTGCTGGTTACGTGAATCTTGATGATGTTGCAATCACGCTGTTTGATATCAATAATCCAGATGCCATCAATGCCTCGCTGTCAACGATTGGGGTTGGAACTAATATTTGGATTGCAAAAATTAACGATCATGACTGGGGAGTATTCCGTTGCACTCACGTTCCAGGCGCTATTGTTGAAGTCGCTGATAATCTTGATGGTACATCAGTTGTCACATTTGATGACCAACACAATCTAAAAGTAAATGATCTTATCATCATTAAATTTTTCTCTAGCGGTATCAATGGCGTATACACGATTTTCTCAGTGCCGTCACTCACAACAATTACTATCATCTATGAGTTTGTCAATACTCCAGAAACCACTGTACTTGGTGCAGGTGTTGGTCTTAAATTAGAATCTGCCAGAGTGGCACAACCCAGTGACATAATTGATTTGCCATACATCAACGAGCTACAGAAAAACTCTTTGATCTGGGTCGACGATGCTGGTGATGGTTTTTGGGAAGTATTAGAAAAACAAGAACCTTGGACATTTACACAGTATCTGCTGCCAATTCGCACCGCAGAATCTAAATGGGCATATTCTATTGCACAAACCCAGAACAATACTATTGCTCTAATTCCTGCACCATTTTTAAGTACTGGTGCCGTATATCAGTACAGTGTTAACTCCATTGGATTGTTCACAGAAGGCTCAATTTTAAGTTTAAATGCAACTGCAGTTTCCGGATACGGTGCAGCAGTTACAATTGGCAATAATACCTGGGGAGCTGCAGGTGCGCCTACTAGCAATGCGATTGGATACGCAAGTGTTTTGTATTATGATGGCGAAGTACAATCCTTTGTAAATTCTCAACTTCTGTTGGCAATGGACCAACCAGGACCTGCAGAGTTTGGCTATAGTGTAGCTATGAGTAGAAATGAGCGTTGGCTTTATATTGGCGCACCGGCTGTAAATGCGGTGTATGCGTATGGCCAAGTCCCAGTTCCAATACAATTCGTGACTTATATCACAGCTGGCACAAATCGAATATTCAGCACTGCTGGAATTCAATATGATACTCCTGAACAATTAGATGTATATCTTAACGATACACCACAGAAGTTAGGCGTAGATTACACTGCTAGTTTAACTTCGGTGACATTTGCCGGGGCATTGGGCACAAACCAGACAGTGGTCATTTATCGTCGTACAAGGGCACAGCTTGACTTTTATCAGTATACCAATATCACTCCCAACATTGCAACTGGTATTGGCATAAATGCAAAATTTAATGTTGATGTTACTCGCGGTGTATATTCAGTTACGATAGAGTCAGCTGGGTCGGACTACAGTATTGGTGATACTTTAACGATTTACGGCACACAATTGGGCGGATCAACCCCTGCCAATGATTGTGTAATTACTGTAAGTGAGGTGGCATTTGCTGGTAATATTACAGAATTTACACTGACAGGATCAAGTCCGTCTACACAAGATAGATTCTCTATCAGCCAGTACCTCTTTACAGCACAAAATATTGATTCATTTACGGTTGTAGTAAACGGCACCATACAACGGCCTAAACTTGATTATGAATGGGAAAAGTCTGATAGTAGCTTACCAGACAGCTCTCTTAATGATTATGATTTGGTGTTTGTGACATCGCCACCAGCTGGAGCAGAAATTTTTGTTGATGCCACAACATACTATGCCTATGTGGAAAAAATTACTGTGGCAGGATTGAATGTTGATGCAAGATTTGGACATTCAGTGTCTACCAACACTGATGGATCAGAAATATTAATTGGATGTCCACAAGAAAATGTCAATGGCATATATAGAGCAGGTGCAACCTATGTGTTTAACAGAAGTATTCAGAGATTCCAGGTCAACAGCGCACAGGTTGAAACTCCTACGTTTACCTTAAACAGTAATTTAAATTTTCCAACATCTGTAGCAGTCAATGGAGTATTTTTAAATAACACCGCGCAGTGGGGCACTAACGATACCAATACATTCACAGTCAACTACCCAGGCGGAAGTTATACCAACATTGCCACCACATTGGTGATTAATCAACCCTTGACTATTGGAAATACCGTTGACATTGACACCAATAAGTTTCAACAGGTGCAAAAAATTCTAGCAAACGATGTGTCGGAGCGTGATCATTTTGGCAAAAGCACAGTGTATGGACTGTTTGATTGTGCGGCCATTGTTGGAGCACCTGAAGACAGTATAGTATTACCTCAAGCTGGCAGTGTTCAAAGTAACATTAATCAAACACGTTTGTATGGTACCATAACAAGTACAATTGCTTCGCCAGCACTGACGGCCGGGGCCACACTGCGCATCAATAACTACGAGGTCGCGGTTCCTGCATCACCAAATAATAACATAGCAGGGCTGGTGTTGGCTATTAATAGCGCAGAGATTCCAAACGTTATAGCAGCCGCATCAACATCAACTGGATTGTTGACCATTGATTTGATCAATAAATTAGCGGCTACTCCCTATCAGAAATTGTTGGTATCCCCGGGCACTATTGGAACCGGCGCTGCCAGTGTTTACAATGCCTTGGGATTCAACGCTTACATATACACACAAACTCTGACAAATCCCTATGTCAAAGACGGTTCAGAATTTGGATCAGCACTGGCAACGCAAGGCCTAGATCTCATTGTTGGTGCCCCGCACGGCACTCCACATATCATTGACACCTTTGATGGTGGTGACACATTCTTTGATGCAGGAAGCACAGCCTTTTACACAGATCTTCCGCAGGCTGGCTCAGTTTATCAATTTGAGTATCTTCCTTCAGCAAACGATTCGGCGCTGAATCCCGGAGCCTATGTGTATGGGCAACAATTATATTACAATGAATCAGATACCAATAGTTTATTTGGCACAAGTGTCAATTATACCGGCACATCATTGATGGTGGGCGCACCAGGCACTGCATTTGAAACAGTCAACAACAATGGTGCGTTGGTTGCTTTTAGAAACCCCAATCAAACTCAGTCCTGGACTTTAAAGCATTTTCAAGCGCCGGCAGTAAACATCTATTCGCTTAACTCGGTTACATTATATGATCGGTTACAAAGTGCTAGAACAGAATTCTTAGATTTCTTCAATCCGCTGCAAGGAAAAATCCTAGGCGTTGCTCGTCAAAATATTGATTTTATCAGTGCGTTTGATCCAGCAGGTTACAATGTTGGTTTGATAAACAATCAAGGCAATGTCTGGGGAGCATCAAAAGTAGGGCAGATATGGTGGGATACCACTACTGTGAGATTTGTTGATCCAGGGCAAGATGATATTATCTATGCCAGTCGACGTTGGGGGCAAATATTCCCGGGCAGTAGAGTAGATGTGTATCAATGGATTCAGAGCGATGTGCCACCGGCTGAATATACCGGGCCAGGTATCCCACGGTCAATTTTGAGTTATTCAGTGGGCTCATTGCTAAACAGTTCTGGTGCGTTTGTTACTGAATATTTCTATTGGGTACGTAACATTCCGTCAGTCAACACCGCAGCCAACAAAACACTCAGCGTTGAGGTGATTGCACAGTACATCGCATCACCAATTGCCAGTGGTATTCCATTCATGGCACCAATAACGCCAAGTTGCATTGCCATTTATAATAGTAAAAGCTACTTGAATTCATTTGATACTATTATTCACGTGGAGTTTGATAGACAAATCAACGATGACAATGTTCACACTGAGTTTCAATTATTGGCACAAGGAAGAGCCGCAAGTTTCCTTACTCCCGCATTGTATAGAAAATTACAAGATAGTTTTTGCGGTGTTGACACTCAGGGTAGCGCAGTTCCAGACGTGACATTAAGTCCGGCGGAAAGATATGGAGTACAGTTCCGTCCTCGTCAATCAATGTTTGTCAACCGCTATCTTGCATTACAGAATTACATACAACACACCAATGCTATATTAGCACTGTACCCAATTGCCGAAAGCCGGTCTCTAACATTGTTGAACAGTGAAGAGCCAATTCCGTCGCAGGCTGGTAATTGGAACGAAGCGGTGGCCAACCTTGAAGAATTGAGCTGGCAAAATATTCAAATTGTACCATTAGGGTACAAGTATTTGGTTCTAAGTGACAGCAACAATAGTGGACGCTGGACAATATACACAGTTGAGCTTGCAGCAACACTGCTGCGGCACCTGGTATTGACAAAAGTTCAGAGTTATGATACCAAGGCCTATTGGAGTTATGTTGATTGGTATGCGCCAGGATTTAATCGTACCACTATCCCAAGTCAGGAAGTCCCAAGCTACGCTGCACTTGTTGCGCTCAGTGTCCCAGTAGGCACTGTGGTATTGGTCACTAGCAACGGTGAAGGAAAATTTGAGATTTACCAGCTTGACATCACTGGCTGGAATAGGGTTGGGTTACAAGATGGTACCATTCAAATATCCAACGGAATTTGGAATTATGCCGAGGGCAAATTGGGGTTTGATGGCGAAGTTTTTGATGCACAATATTTTGATCAAACACCGCAGACTGAAACTAGAAAAATTATACAAAGCATCAATGAGGAACTGCTGATTGATGACCTATTAGTTGATAGAAATAACATCACAGTATTGATGCTAAATTACATCTTAACCGAACAGTTGGCACCGCAGTGGTTGACAAAAACTAGTTTGATTGATGTTGAACATAACATTCGAGAACTATTGCCTTACCCAACTTATAGACGAGACAATCAAGATTTTGTACTAGACTATCTCAATGAAGTTAAACCGTACCATGTTCAAATTAGAGAATTTAATTTGAAATACAATGGATTTGATGACTTTGCTGGTGACATAGCAGACTTTGACTTACCAGCATACTATGATGCTGATTTGGCAGTCCCGCAATATGTCAGCCCAATTCTTAGCGAGACTGAGACCGGGCCCAGTGACCGAGCCAGTAATAACATTATTTGGCAGACAACACCGTATGATCAGTGGTTTGACAATTATAAATTATCAATTGAAGAAATCGTCATTGTTGACGGAGGCTCTGGATATACATCTATCCCCACAGTGACAATTACAGGTGTAGCAACCACACAAGCAACTGCATTTGCCCGCATCAACTCAGCTGGGGAAGTTATTAATGTTGTGATCGCTACACCTGGTTTGGGTTACCTAACCACAGCCATAGTTACTATCACTGGCGGTAATGGTACCGGCGCTAAAGCAGTGGCATACATGACCAACGGTCTGGTACGCAGTATCTTTACTACTATTAAATTTGACCGTTGTGAATATCAAACCAATATAGAACAATGGCAACCCAACATTACATTTGACAACGGGCAATTAGTGCGATTTGCTGCTAGAATTTGGGCAGCAAATAGTCCGGACAGCACTGGGGTCAATACCCCAACATTTGATCCTGCGGACTGGACCTTGGTCCCAATCAACGATCTCAGTGGGGTTGATCGTACCATGGGCTATTATGTTGCCGGAATCAATCAACCTGGACGAGAATTACCGTTGTTAATTGACGGAGTTGACTATCCAGGTGTGCAGGTGGCAGGTGTACCGTTTGAATACGATACTGGATTTGACCATGGTCCTTTTGATATCACACCCTGGGACAACTTAGATTTTGGTGCAGAAGGTCGTCCAACATACAGCGATACGATACTAAATGCGCAATACGAGAGCAGTTTCCTTGATATCTATCTTGGCACTCGTCCAGATGATGTCAATGTCAGTGGTGGTGCATTTGTTGATACTTACTCAAGCCATGCTCCGCAAGAATTAGTTCCTGGACAAGAATTTGACACACTTGATTTAAAGGTGTTCACAAGACCCGGATCAGACTGGAGTGGGGAGGGGTTTGGATTTGGTATTTTGCAACTCAGAGCAGAATACAACCCACTTGATCCCACAATTGATTGGAGTGGCATTGGGGAGTCTTCAAGCATTCAAGTCTTGCATCCAAGTGCGGTTCGTGTGAGCAATGCCACAGTGGGGCGTGATTTAACGCTTGGTACTAATTATACAATTGACTGGGTCAATCAAACTGTGACTGTATACTCCAGTGGTGCAGTATTGTCAGACATCATTGTTATAACAGTATATCAGATGGGCGGAGGAAATCAGCTGTTACGTGCCAACTACGATGGGTCTGAAGTTGGTAATCGCCTTGAAATTGAAGTCGCCTACAGTGAAATTTATGAATTGGTTATTTTTGTAAATGGTGTTTTATTAACCGAGGGCGCAGATTATACCTATGAACAATTGGCTGGCACAATAACACAAATTAACTTCTTGATAATTTTAACCAGCTTTGATTTCATTGAACTAACAGTAATGGGATACGAGACACCACAGAATAGCTGGAGCGTGCCTGTCACTCAGTATATTACAGTGTCATCAATAGTTCCATTATCTAGTACAACAGAACTAACTTATACGTTGACCAACAGTTTGCAAGGGTCAAATATTGACAACGCTTATGTTACAGTGAATGGGTTAATGGCAAGACCGTCACAGGGGGTTCTATGGACTGGCGATGGATCAAGTGCGGAATTTTTAATGCCTCAGCGTGGGGGATACAGTCAAGGTCTTATAGCTGACAACGAAGTTCATGTCTACGTCAATGACGTGGCACAGATACTAGGCAGTGATTTTACAGTGGTTCCGTGGGATGGATTTGGCCCAAGAACAATTTTATTAAGCTATGTTCCAGTAGTTGGCGACCGTGTGTTGGTGTGTGTAAACACCAGAGCTGATTATGTCATATCAGATGATCAAATAACATTTAGACTATCAGGTTCATTTGGGTTGCAACCTGGAGATCAGATAGCTGTAACCACCTGGAATGACACCAGCGAACAAAATATTGTACAACTGGTCTGGGATGGGCCAATTTCTGAAGGTGGAACTGATTTTGAAACATTTGATGAATTTCCATTTTCGTTTGGCTCAACAACTGGTGGAGCAGGAAGTTACGACTACAGCGAAGGCATTATTTTAAGTTATAATGACTTTAATCTAAACCAAGGTAATCAGAATCCAGCACGGATGATTGTCAGCTACAACGGTCGTAGATTATTCAATGGGCTTGATTATACAATTACTAGCACTGAGTTCGTTTCATTTCTAACACTTAATTTTACTATTTCACCAACTGACGTAGTAGTAGCAATTTTGTTTACTGATTTTACAGTTCCAGAAGCCATGGCATTCCGTATTTTCCAAGATATGCGTGGGTTGCAGGCAACTTACAGAATCTTACCTAGCACTACCACTGTATTGCGCGAGTATCTAGCGTATGATGATGATATTGTGTTTGTTGAAAATGCCAGCGCATGTGGCGAACCAGCATTGACTCAAAACGCTTGGGGAGTAGTGACTATAAACGGAGAGCGTATAATGTACAGATACAGGGATCTTGGCAACAATACATTATCAGGGCTTCTAAGAGGAACCGCTGGTACCGCAGCAGCAAATCATTATGCAGGAGACAAGGTTATTGCTATGGGCCGTGAGAGTATCCTTGAACAAGGATACGAAGATGAATTTGTCTATACAAATATCATTGCAAATGGAACTCAAACTGTGTTCACTGCTCCCAATGTTGATTTGTTGATCATTGACAGCACTGAATACACCGAAGCATTGAGAGTTCTAGTGGGTGGTATACCGGTACCTGAAACCCAATATGTATTGACATCACCAAATCCGGCCACTGTTACTTTTTATGACCCTCCAGCAAAAGGGGTACAAGTTACAATTGGAATAGTTCAAGGATTGTCGTGGTATAATCCAGGTGTAGACACTGCCAGCAATGGTGCTCCGTTGCAAGTGCAACTTACCCCAGCTGCAAGATTCTTGCAAGGACAGGTTTAATCCGCCCCTTTTATACTAGGTAAATAATACATCATGGAAAATCCAAATAAACCTGAAGAAAAAGTTGAACCAACCCCTGAACGACGCCCCAATGAAAGCGGCTCAGTGCAGGTGGATGCTTTTATGCGTATTTTTGATCCAAAGAGCAAAGAAATATTTGTGGAGGGACGAGCATAATGCAAGTACCTGTACAGATTGAAGGGTTTATTAAAATCACTGATCCGCAAACCAAAGAAGTGCTTGTGGATAAAAAGAACGCAATTCACTATGAAAATATATCTGTAAGCATGGCTCAAACCCTAGCAGATAAAAACACCGGATATATCTATCAGATGGCGTTTGGCAATGGTGGTAGTTCAGTTGATCCAACTGGGGTCATCACATACTTGCCTCCAAATACAGTGGGTCAAAATGCCACACTTTACAATCAAACATACCAAAAGGTTGTTGATGATAGCAGTGTAGACAATGCTGATCCTATCAATAACAAAATGACAGTATTACACACTCCTGGTAAATTCTACACTGATATTTTAGTAACTTGTTTATTAGATTACGGAGAACCAGCTGGACAAGCCGCGTTTGACAACAGCACCAATTTTAGTGGTGAATATGTGTTTGACGAACTTGGACTTAAAACATGGAATGGATCTGCCACTGATCTGCGATTGATTACCCACGTGATTTTTCACCCGGTACAAAAAAGCTTAAACAGACAGATACAAATTGACTATACCCTGCGCATACAAACGCTGACCAACCTCAGCACTAATGCATAAATATGGGTAGATTTTATGCAAATAAATAACTGACAAGGACAGGTTATAAAAAATGGCTTACCAGATTAACTTAACTGACGGTACCCCGTTTGCAACTATTGCAGATGGTACTATCAACACATCAAGCAACATGGTGCTAGTTGGTAAAAACTATGCAGGTTACGGCGAGTTCCTGGACAGCAACTTTATCCATTTGTTGGAAAATGCTGCCAGCGTCACTGCGCCAGGAAATCCACTCACTGGACAACTTTGGTGGGACAAAGGTAGCAACTTACTAAAAGTCTACAACGGGACTAGTTTTAAAACTATTTCTGCTGCCACTGCTGCCAATACCGCGCCTACTAGCAATGTTGTTGGTGACCTATGGTATGATATTCCTAACCAACAATTAAATGTTTACAATGGTACAGCATTTATTCTAGTTGGCCCCCAGAGTAGTGCCGGTACAGGCACCACTGGTGCTATCCCTGCATTGATTACTGACACCCCGGCGGGTGTTACTCACACAGTAATCAAGCTCACTGTGGCTGACACAGTGGTGGGCATGGTAAGTCAAGACGCAGAATTTACACCTGCTGGTGCAGGCATTCCAGGATTTACCACAGTCAAACCTGGTATTACATTGGCCACTACAGTTGGAGCACAGGTTCCATTGTTCCAAGGCACAGCTGCCAACGCAGTGTTGCTAAATGGTGTTGCAAGTTCAGGCTTTATTCGTACAACTGGGTCAGGCCAAACAATGGCAGTATCGTTAGGTGTTTTAAACAACACCGGGATAACCGTTGGGTCTAATAGCGATTTTAAAGCTTCAGTAGCAGGTACTACTGTAACATTGCAAAATCAAACTCAAGATGCCAACATTAATTTTACAGTAAATGACGGTGGCGTTACCACCACAGTCATGGTGTTAGATGGTGCCAATGGTGTAGTTAACTTTGGTAATACTTCTCCGGTGTTCAGCAACATTAGCGTATCAGGTATTACCAAAACAGGTACCAATGCGGTGGGCAATATTGGCTCAAGCTCAAGTTATTTTAATCGTGTGTTTGCAACAGCTACCACAGCACTCTATGCTGACGTTGCTGAACGTTTTGCAGCTGATACTGAGTATGCTCCTGGTACAGTGGTTGAGCTGGGTGGTACTGAAGAAATCACTAAATCCCTTGATGAACTAAGCGAAAACGTATTTGGGGTCATAAGTACACGAGCAGCTTTCTTAATGAACGGTGGAGCTGGTGAAGATGATACCCATCCACCCGTTGCAATGACTGGACGAGTGCCAGTTCGCTGTGTTGGATTAGTTAACAAAGGCGATCGGTTAGTCAGCGCCGGAAATGGATTAGCTAGAGCAGCACTTCCTGGTGAAGCCACAGCCTTTAATACAATTGGTCGTGCCTTGGTATCCAAGGTAGAATCAAATGAAAGTATGGTAGAAGCCATAGTAACTATCAAGTAAGGACAAAGTAATGACATATTCATCAGGCGGATTAATTGAAGCCACAGATTACAATGGCTTCATATCTACCAATAGTGGTGCAAACATCAATGGGGTTTGGTCAACTGGCAGTAGTGATTTTGGATGGGGAGAATCAGCATTGACCACAGTTTCGGCTGCTTCAACAATTACTGCAACGCAATGGGCGACTTTAGTTAATCAGATCTCTGCAATGGGCAGTCAGACTGGTACCACTATCACTAGTCGTACTGCACCGGTTGCTGGTAACACTATTGCTGTATTGTCTAATATCAACACTGATTTAACTTCTATTACTGCTAATCGTGGCAATGCTGCTGCATCAGGTTCGCAATACATATCTTGGTCAGGCACTTCTGGGCAAACTAATAATATCACTGGCGTTGGTAGTTCAATTACGTTTACTCATACAGTGACATTTGCTTCGGTCAATGCAGCTCGTTATTTTTTCAATGCTGGTGGCTTGGTTAAAATTGCATTTGGTAAAAGCTCAACCGGTAACTTTGGCGATCCAGAATTCAACGATCTTGCGCAGACCTTGTGCGGATCAATTTTTATTTCTGGAAGAATTAACAGTGGCGCTCAATCAATCGCTGGCGTTACATACACAGGCACAACTAAAATAGGCGGAACTGGCACACCAAATACTTTAACAACTACAACTGGCTGGTATCAACTCACAACATCAAATGTACTTATCTACAAACAATTTGGGGATACATCACCATACACCGGCAACTATATTCAAGTTCAGGCCAAAACAGGAAACACAGGCACAACTTTAGATCTAACTACAACTTGGTTCAACGCCGAAGGCGACACAGTGACTGGCGGAACAGCACCCAGTGGAGCTAGTTTTGGCACGTGTCCAGCAACTCTTGTAACGTACTTTCCACCTAGTTCAACTTATCTAACTTCGGCTGCTTGGGGAACCCCAACTGTTGCGGCAACAACTACCTAATATACCAATTTGGCAACAAAAAGGGCCTTAGGGCCCTTTACTTTTATCTAACCTTCCTGTATAATAACACGATGGAAACTGACTTATTATCACATAGCCGCGCTCGTTTTAATCACGAGGCAGCCCGACGTATACTTCGTGAAAAGTACGAAGCCAAAATGATATTTGCCTATCGCGGCGGTATGTGGAGCGCTGGGCCAGAACTTAATAATATGATATTCACCTGTGGTCGTATGGGAGAAGTTGTATTGCCAGACTTATATGGTAATCCTGTCAAGATCAACACACAAGAATTACTGCCAATGAGTCAGGAACGTTGGAACGAACAGATGACGGCTTGGTTGGTAGAATTTGAAGAATTGAGTCAACTGCGATGACCACTGGTGCGTTGATATTTGCATTTAACAATGCTGAAATAAACTATGTGACCATGGCCGCATGGAGTGCTGGCAATATCCGACGACATCTTAACATACCAACATCGTTAGTCACTGATCAAATCAATCCCAAGTTTCAAGATGCGTACGATCAGTTTGATCGTGTTATTGTAGTAGAGAAGCCCCCAGCTGGCACGCGACATTTTCAGGACATTGAAAAAACTGTAGACTGGTACAACACCAATCGCATGGATGCCTACACATTGACACCGTACGATCGGACCTTGGTTGTTGATGCTGACTATGTTGTAGCCAACAATAATTTCAAAGATTATCTGGAAAACGATAAAGATTTTCAATGTTACAAAGAAGCATTTGAACCTGTTGGGGCACATGGCTTTGACAGGCTCAATATATTTGGCGAACACGATTTCCCTATGTGGTGGGCCACAGTGATGATTTTTAGAAAGAGCACAGCAGCTCAGTACATATTTGATTCCATGCAAATGATACGTGACAACTGGCAACACTATCGCGATCTCTATAAAATACAGCGTTCCACGTATCGCAATGACTTTGCACTGAGTATCGCGTTGGGAATCTATACCGGGCATACATTGAAAGTAGATTCCTTTAGAAACAGGATGGCAACAGTGATGCCCGATCATCAACTAATTCAAACCGGCAAAGACGACTATCAGATCAACTATACTTCAACTGCCGGTGGGCCAAAATATGTGCGATTGCGAGGAGTTAGTTTTCACGCCATGGGCAAAAGAGATCTAGGAGCCATAGTTGCCAATCCTCTCTGAACGTGGTTATCTAATACCGGCGCTTGACAACGAATCTACTGACTATGTGCGCTGTGCGCAACAGCTGGCACATAGCATAAGACAGTTTGAGCCTGAGGCAAAAATCGCTGTGGTGACATTACGGCGTTGTGCAGATTCTGTATTTGATTATGTGATTCCTTTGCCACACGGCGATTGCAGCACAGGCGATAACAAACAGTGCAACGACTGGCAAATGTTTCAGGCATCACCATTTCGTCAAACTATAAAACTTGAAGCTGACATGATCATTGCATCATCAATTAATCATTGGTGGGAGATGATGCAACATCGTGACGTCTGTATCAGTACTGGATGCAGAGATTATTACGATCAACCCGCACAATCTCGATTCTATAGAAAATTGTTTGACACAAACAACTTGCCTGATGTCTACAATGCTATAACATATTGGCGGGTCAGTGACACAGCCAAAGAGTTTTTTCGACTGGTGCGCGATATATTTGAACATTGGACTGAGTATCGCCGACTGTTGAAGTTTGCCGACGAAGAAGCCAGCACTGATGTAGTGTATGCTATAGCTGCACAAATTGTTGGAGTGGACCGATGTACTATGCCATTTGCCAGCTATCCACGAATAGTTCACATGAAGAAACACATCATCAACACTCGCACTGACAATTGGACACAAGAACTAGTTTGGGAAACCAATCCCTTGCGTATTCAAACTGTGGCGCAGTGGGGAGCATTTCACTATCATATCAAGGACTGGCAGCCATGACACCTGAAGAATTTTGGAATATCTTACACGCTGGGCCCGAGCCGCACCCAATATTTTATAGACTGTATTACGATGATCAAGGGTTACCCTTATTCTACAGTATGGAGGATTTACCAGGTAATTATATTGATATTGACAAAGAAACTTATTTTCAATCCAGCAGTTATGTAAGAGTGCGTGACGGCAAACTAATACGCACCAGCATAAACACCAGTCGCAAACTAGTACCCAGCAACATTGGATTTGCGTGTGATCCCAATGACGTGACAATAGTTAGTGACTCCTCCCTTAACCGATGGGTAGTAAAAAACTATGATTCAGAAAATTGATATTGCAGATTTAGATTGTATATTTTTAACTTATGATGAACCAAATGCTGAGACGAATTGGGCACATGTTCGGAACATGGTACCCTGGGCACGACGAGTAGATGGTGTTAAAGGGTCAGACGCTGCCCACAAAGCGGCAGCGATGGCTTCCGTCACTGATCGCTTTGTGCTTGTTGATGGTGATAATATCCCTGATATCGGCTTTTTTTCACGTACATTGGAGTTGGATGATACCAACCGCGATTGTGTATTCCGCTGGCGTGCCAGGAATAGCGTCAATGGACTAATGTACGGCAATGGTGGCGTAAGTTGTTGGACACGCGAGTTTGCCTTGAATATGCAAACACACGAAGCATCAGATGGTAGCAATGAAACTGCTGTGGAGTTTTGTTTTCATCCACAATACTGGGCAATGCACGATTGCTATTCAACGACACATATCAATGCCATAGATTTTCAAGCATGGCGTGCTGGCTTCCGTGAAGGAGTTAAGATGTGTTTAGACCGTGGACGTCGTCCTACTATTGGTGAGTTCCAAGACCGTGTGGCTCAACGTAACTTAGACAATCTAACTATTTGGCACAACATTGGTCGCGATGTAGAAAACGGAGAGTGGGCAATTGCTGGTGCCAGACAAGGTACTTATATGACAATGCTCACCGAGTGGGACTATACAAAAGTGCAGGATTTTGACGAGTTAGCGGGCCTCTGGAAGTCGGTGCAATATCAAGAACCCAACACACTGGCTGGTAGAATGGCCGAAGAGTTGCAAACACAATTAAACTTACCAATGCATTATACGCAAGCCGGTGAAAGCCAATTCTTTAAACACCACTATCAATCTAATTGGCGTAATCTTGGGATAATGAATAGAGAAGGTAATGTCTAATTTTATCACTGTTCGGACCAGCGATAGTCGCATATGGAATATCAAAGAAGTTGTCAGTGATATTTTACGTGCTGATGACAATGCCATTGTTGATCTAGCAGCCGAAGGGCCTTGTGCTGTAAGTCTTGGACTTGATAAAATGTTAGAACAATCCCAAGCAAAAAATTTGATTCTGCAAACTTCAAATGCTTTGGAAGAGAGTTGGAAAAATGTACGTTATCAACCGCCTATGCATTTTGTTGACAGTACACAACGATTAGGTACTAAAATTGTTACCAAGGATCAAGATGCTAGGACATTTGGAATTTTTATAGGGCGCAGTAATGCCGAAAGACTTTTATTGTCATCAGTAGTAGCTGACTATTCATCATTGCAAACTTTTCACTTTGATTGTTCAAATGAGTTCCATTGTAACAACTTAGGATTAGAAAATTTATTATATAACTATGGCAAACCAGCATTTGAAAAAGCCTGTAAATTCTTACTTGGTACGCCAATGCACTTAGATGAAATAACATCGTATCCAATACTGCTTGATCATCACCTTGATATTGCAGAACATTACAATAGATTTTTTATTGAAGTTGTTTGTGAAACATATTTTACAGGACAGACATTTTTTTGCACTGAAAAGATCTGGAGACCTATTGTATTACGTACTCCTTTTATCGTGCAAGGTCCTAAAAACTTTCTGGCAAACTTGAAGCTCATGGGGTTTAAAACATTTGATAAATGGTGGGACGAAGGATACAGCGAAGATCCTGCAGATTATCAACCAATTGAAATAATTCAAGTCATCAAATCTATTGCATCAAAAACCCCACAGCAATTACACACCATGTACACTGAAATGACAGATATCCTAGAACACAACTATCAAACATTTATGTCATTAACCGAAGATAATTTTTTGAGAGTTAGACATGGGCAGTGATTTTTTAAACGCAGCCAAACACATGCAGGACACCCTTGGGCATGCTCGCTGCTATGCTAAATGGAAACAAGTCAGCCTGCATCTCACCACCGGTATGACCAACAGTTGCTATCATCCACCGCTGCATGAAATAGATGCTACACTGCTGGCTGACAACCCTGGTGCGTTACACAATACACCTTATAAAAAATCTCAGCGTAAGATTATGTTACGCAACGAACGTCCAGATGAGTGTAGTTACTGTTGGACACAAGAGGACATGGGCAACTTATCAGACCGGCATTATCGTTCAGGAGAGCCCTGGGCTGATATAGATCTAACAAATTTAACTGGAGATGAAGATGTTATACCTACCTATGTGGAAGTTAATTTTAGTAATGTTTGCAATCTCAAGTGTAGCTATTGCAGCCCACAGTATAGTTCAACGTGGGCCGACGAAACTAACCGACATGGGGCCTATCCTACTAGAGTCCCTCATAATGAGCCGAGTCATTTTAACGGGCGTCGTAAGCCTATACCTGTTCGCGAAGATAACCCTTATGTAGAAGCATTCTGGCGTTGGTGGCCTCAGTTATATCCTCGCCTAAAACATTTTCGTATGACCGGCGGTGAACCATTGCTGGACAAAAACACATATCGTGTGTTTGACTATGTGTTGGCATTGCCCAAGATGGACTTGCACCTAAACGTCACATCAAATTTTAGTGTTGACCATCACATATTTTCACGCTATCTTGATTATGTCAAACGTTTATGCAACACACAAATTGAACACTTTATGCAATACGTCAGCGTTGATACTGGGGATTGGATACAAGCCGAATACATCAGGAACGGACTTGATATGAATTTGATGCTGGATCATGTCAACGAGTATCTCACTGAAGTTCCCGATCGCAACAGCCTTACATTTATTGTTACTCTAAACAATCTCAGTGTCACAGGATTAGATCAACTGCTGGATTACATTTTAGAACTACGTGCCAGGCACAGTAAGACCTATCAACGTGTATGGTTTGACACACCATTGTTGAGACAACCACGTTGGCAGAGTTTACAAATACTACCTGTGGCATATCAACGACGCATGGAACAACATATAGAATTCATGCAGCAGAATCTCATGCCTGACAATAGCTTTGTGGGCTTCAAGGATTATGAAATACAGCGTATGCAACGTGCCTTAGATTGGATGCGAGAACCACAGGACCCTGCGGAGATCAGCACAGCACGAGCCGACTTCTATCGTTTCTTCAGTGAACACGACCAACGCAGAGGCACTTGGTTTTCAAACTCTTTTCCAGAGATGATGACTTTCTGGAAAGAATGCGAGATGCACGCCAGATGAAATACATAGGCTTAAATTTTCCCGATACATGGTTGTGGCGACATTATGAGGAACAGTGTGTTGATTCATTGTTGAATCAAGTGCAGAAAAAATTCAAAGCACAAAACAATCTAGTAATCAACACCACATGGTTTGGTCCACAGTTTAACAACTATGCCTGGCAGGAGTTTAAAAAGTTAAACGAAACATTTGATAACTTGTTTCTGCTGGCCACGGTAGATCCTGCAATGATCACCGTTGATACGATATCTCAGATGGCAGCAAAGCTAGGCAACCCAACTGTATATAAAATTGGAAACTTTGATACCAAATACCATTACAATTTCTTTGCTCCGGTACTAGTTGATTGTTTTAAAAAATACAGCAATGATGAATTGTTTTTACAAACTCCAAAATGGTTGTTCTGTAACTATAATCGCAAACCAAGGCAACATAGAGTAAATTTTGTAAAGTGTTTGATAGAGTCTGACTTGATGCAATACGGAGTGATTACCCTAGGAAAACCAAATCAAGTGTACGACCACAGCACTGACAATAATTTATATTTTGATATTGGTGAAAACATTGAAGACTATCAACAGTATGGACATTGGTACAACGGCGAAGATACATTTGGAATCCCACATGATGTGTTGAGTTTGCACAACATGAATGTCTGGCAACAGCACTTTTTAAACATAATAGGTGCCACAGAGTTCTATCCTTGGGATGATATCTTTGTAAGCGAAACACAATGGAAGCCAATTATTGGATTACGTCCGTTCTTGATCAATGGCAATGTTCGAACATATCAGTGGTTGCGTGACAACGGATTTAGAACTTTCAATCATTACTTCCCGGGCATTGAGTTTGAAAACATCACCGAGGATGAGGTTCATCAATCAATTGTACAAGCGATACAATATCTAACAACATTGACTGCTGATCAACTCATGCAACTATACACAGATATGCTGCCAGATTTATTGCATAACCAAAGTAGATTTTACATCTATGCCGAAGAACAGCGTTTATTTAAAGATAGATTATTCAAATGATTGGTAACAAAAAGTTATTTGTTGATGGGTTTGCAGAGATCAGTGACTTGATACGTCAATACACCGATGTAGAAATTTACGACTTTGGGAAAACAGAAGTAGTTGACAATGCAATATATGTTCTTGGTCGTGCGCAAGTCAACCATAATATTGAAAAGGTTAGGGACACAGTTGCACAAGGTAAAACGTTAATAATTCTCAGTAATCCCACTGAAGGGTCAGATACACTCAAAGGACAAATTGTAAATTTACATTTAGATGAGTTTGTCAAACAAGGACGAATGTTGTTAATAGGTGGTGGAGACATGGAATCCTGTTATCGCTATCTACAATACGAAAGTTTTTTGCCAAAGATGTTTGACATTCCTGAGAATCGTAGTTTGTACACATATACCAGCGATATTTTTGACACTGTTGACAAGCCTTATAAATTTTTGTTTCTAAACGGACGACTACGGCCACATAGAAAGTTTTTACTGCAGAGCTTTAGAATAAGTGGCTTGTTAGATCAAGCTATTTGGACAAACCTTGATTCAGGAAGCCGTCCCAGTAAAACATTTCGTTTGATGCATCAAGGGCAAGACTTGATACAACAAGACATGCCAATTAAATATCTTGATGCCTGTTATGAAGTTCCTCGTTATAGAAACAATCTAACAACTACCCCTGTTGGAGAATTTGCCAAGGCAGACCTATTTAACAATGGCAATGGCTTTGACTGGGGTGAAGTCTATGTACATCCAACACCATACATTGACACTTATTTTAGCGTGGTCACAGAAACTGTTTTTAGCTATCCTTATAGTTTCAGAACTGAAAAAATCTGGAAGCCTATTGCAATTGGTCATCCTTGGATAGCGGTTGCCAATGTTGGGTACTATAGAGACATGCAGAATATAGGATTCCGGACATTTGGCGAAATCATTGATGAAAGTTTTGATGCCATAGACAACGACCTAGATCGTATCCGAAGAATAAATGCAGTTGTTGCGGATATTTGCAGTAGCGAAAACAATCTTAAAAGTTTTTTAAACTCGGCAAGGCCTGTGTGCGAGTACAATCAAAAGCATTTATGGAATATGCGAGAACAGGTACGCAAAGAGTTTCCCCAAAAGTTCATAGAGTTCCTAAAGAGTTGTGGGGTAGCATAATGAAATTTTATTGGTTTGGCGACAGCTGGGTAGTAGGCGATGAGTTAGAGCTCACAGTGCCGTATGATCAACGAAGTCAATATGTATTTGCACAGTTGTTCAGTGACCACTATGGAGTTGAATGTGTTAATTTGGGAGAATCTGGATCAAGTCCGGATATTATTCCTTGGAAGTTTAACAACATTGTTCATCAGTTACAACAGGATGATGTTGTGTTTTTTTGTTTGAGTCCCAGTCATCGAACTTCAAGATTTAACGATGCCCAGATACACGAACAAATTATCCCTGGACCAAATTACAATAAAAATGTACATTCCTACACTGATAAATGGTACAAATACTTTGACACGCAGCCACAAAGGCTGTACAATTACGATTGTACAATAAGTTTATTATGGCTATGGTGTCAACAATTAGGTGTTCAATGTTACCTGGCCAATTTGTTCACTACTGAACCAACCTCTATGTTAACAGTAGTGCCCAAATCTGCATGGCTAGTGCCAAAGGAACAATGTATTGCACAATTTATTATGCCACTTGTTGACAACAAATCAGGCACAGTAGTTGATGGTGATAGCCCGGCATTAACTGACGCTGAATGGGATCTACAAAAGAAATTTTTAGAACTTTATGTTAGGCCAGGGCATTGTCATCCCAACGTACAAGGGCATCAACATATTGCCAATGAATTAATAAAAATCTATGACAGACTTAGAGTTTAAACAACAGGTGCTTGACACCAAGAGTGCAAGTTTTTGTGCAGCCAAATGGTACAATGCGACTATTTGGTTAGGATCAGGCATGACTACAAGTTGTCATCATCCTCCGGCACATTTAGTAGACATCAATAAACTACGCGACAATCCTCGGTTACTGCACAACACCGATCAAAAGAAACAAGATCGTGCGATGATGCAGCGCGGCGAACGTCCAGCAGGGTGTGAATACTGCTGGAAGATTGAAGATATGAACCGCGATGCCATAAGTGATCGTGTATACAAAAGTAAAATTTATCCCTTGGAGGATTTAGATCGTGCATACAAAACATCGTACACCGAAGATATTAACCTTCGCACTCTTGAAATTAGTTTTGACCGTACTTGTCAATTCGCTTGCTCTTACTGCAATCCTGCTTTCAGTTCAACATGG